GTTTCCCAGTCACGATCTAATTCGCCAATATCCCTAAGCTCCCTGTCGCTAAACTTGTTAAGCTGCTTAATGACGTTACGATGTTCTCGCCATGTAGCTAGGTAGTTCATGTATCTCCAAAACCATGTCATCTTTTATCACCACTACCACCAAGTGTGCCTCGTTCTTTACGACTGGCTAACTTAGCTAAGTTGCGTCTAGCAATAGTTGACAGGTCAGTATTAAGGTCACGAGCAAGTGCTGCTGCATACCACAACACATCCCCAAGTTCATCAGCAATGTCATCACGATTGAATGTACCATCACGGATAATCTTCTTAACCTTACCTAGAACCTCACCAGCCTCATTAGCTAATCCCATAGCGGGGTAGATAACCTGTGCTGTACTTGGGTAGATAGCTGTATTGACAGCCTGTCTCTGGTAGCTGTCGAAGTCAATGTCTTGCATTGCGTCTATATCATCTTGGCTAATCAATAGTTTGTTCTCCCATAGAATCTGGTTTGTTGCATATCTCTTCCGTCAAACAAATACCAACAACAGTTGTCTTTACCTACACTCTTACTACCCTCAATCCACTTAACACGGCCTACAGACACAACCTTAGCACAGTAAGTCATGTATACAGAAGACTGCTTAGTGTGCATCCAGTCAGCATCAAATAGGAGCCAAGTAGGACATATCCCAATCCAGTGATCTAGGAAAGGGTGAAGGAACTTTCTTTCCCACGGAGGGTTGGTGATACATAAGTCAACTACACCATACCCTCCGAAGTCAATCTCTAAAGCGTCAACTTGGTTAATCCCCTTAGCCTGTGGCTCAATGTCAGAAGCTAAGATACACTTACCATGACCTTCCGTAAGTAGGTCAATATGCTTAATCAAACGACCATCACCAGCACAAGGCTCTACATAGTCAAAAGAGTATGGTAGGTGATCAATAAGAGGCTCTACAGCTTCAATAGGGGTGGGGTAGTAGTCCCTTGGAACCCTTTCGAAGTCACTACGCTTACCCATGTCATGTCACCTCCAGTGGCTCTATATTAACATCAAAGTACTTCTTTACTGCCATAGCCTCCTCCTCAGTTTCATACCAGAAGTTAACCATACCAAGCTCCCCTATCTGGACAACTAGCATACAAGCGTAACCCTCGTCAACACCAGCTTCGATAAGAAAGTCATCATCAAACTCATGGCGGTAGATTGGACCTTCGAGAACTCTCCAGACCTTAGTGCCACCGTCAATGACTACAGGAACCTCATCTGCATATAACCACTCTGACAACTTCTTCAAGAGGTCACTTAGGTACTTTTTCATACAACCACTCCTCAGGTATCAGTTTGTCGGCATAAAGGAACCCATGCTTATCACACCAATCCCCGTATGTGGTCTTAGACCCTTTGTTGATCTTAGCTTTAGAGTTAGAGAACACAAAACGTATATCAAAGTTAGGGTGCTGCTTCTTAATGAGCAGATGCTTCTTTCTGTCGGCAGTTACGAACCTCCCCTTACTCTCAACTATAATACCATTAGAGAGGATCACAAAGTCAGGCGTGTACTTCCGAACCTCGTGAACCTCATACTCAATCTTTAACTTCTCATACTCATAATCAACAGAGAGGCCGTTAAGCTGCTCCTGTATTCGCTTCTCTAACCCTGACCTGTAGCCATACTTCAACCCAGCTTGGGAGGCTCCCACAGTTCGTTGTCGTACCGCCTTAGCCATAGCAACCTCGCATTCTCTACTAGCCTTTCCTTGTCACCTTCGTAAGCCTTTAAAACCGTAGTCCATAAGTCTTCTTCTGTGTGACAATCCTGCAACAGTTTGTCTGCTTTCTTAGGTCCGATACCATGTAGACCGATGATGTTATCTGCACGATCACCTGTCAACATTTGGTGGTAGACGAACTTAAGACCTTCGAATGGTTCAACCTTTGTCCACTCATTCCTTCCGAAGTTAAAGTGCCAACAAGGTAGCTGTAGCATATCCTTATCAATAGAAGCTACAACACAATTATAGTCAAGTGCAGCGGCTGCTTTAGCGATAAGGTCGTCAGCTTCCTCGTTCTCACTCACGATAGCATCATACTTATTCATCATGTGCTGTCGTGCTGACGCTAGGTGCTTAGGCTTCTCTACATCTTTCCTGTTTCCCTTGTAGGGGTGGGATTTAGCTATGTCGAACCTAAAGTTAGTCTTACCTGTCAGATACGTCTGGAAGTCCTCCTTGGAGGGGAAGGGAAACTCAATGGTGTCAGAGATAATATATCCCATCAACTCATCAACTTTATCTTCCGCCTCTTTGTAGGAATAATCCTGAGTGGCAAAGGCTGCTCTATAGGCAACGATGTCACCATCAATTAGAACTTTACCTTTGCCAGCCATTGTTTAGAACCCTCCGAAGGTCATAGAGCCATCATCTTTCTCGAACCCTACGTCATTCACATAACTGAAGCCACAAGATCGTGTGAAGTCCCCTACAGCTTGGGCTAGAGAGTGCAGATCATCTACATCCTCACGGGTGATGGTAGCTGTTCCAACTACACCGTCATCTTCACTATCAAAGATAGCGGTAAGAACAATCTTCATTAAGCTACCTCATCCATGCTAAAGATGTCATCACCAGCGCCACCTGAGCTTGCCTCGTAAGCTACGTGATCCGTAATACCTACAGCACAAAGTCGAAGGCCAGCACCATTACTGTAGGTCTCAAACTGTACGATAGCTGCACTGCCATTGCCGATAGCGCCATCTTCTTCAAAAGACCACCAACGCTTGTTCTCCATACCATCAGTAAGGTTCACTACCTTAGGAGCACCACCGAAGTCAACCTCTGTTGGGTTACCCTTCTTATCTGTGAAGGTCATCTTGTGGTCGTGCATACGTGTCAGTTTGACATACTTACCGATACCGAAGCTGTTACCCTCCTTGACACGCTTATTGCCCATTGGCATAGGGTCCATACCGCCTTCCAGAAGCTCTTGGATTTGTTCTTCGCTGGTAAAGTATGCGTTCACTACATACTGACCATCGTGCTTTGCTGCTTTCTTTGCGGCATTGTTTTGGTCCCCACCCATATCACGGTTCTCTTCGAACACTTTAGGATACTCAAGGATCATTTCCATTGCGAATTTAGTCATAGTCGGGTCTTCCTTTTGTTTAAGCTGCTTGAGTGCAGCGCTGTGTTGGTAATATACTATAAGTTCATTTTTCGGAGTTTTAGACGCCGATGCCCCTATTTATTTTTGACTTTCCTTGCAATCTGAACTACTGTTGCAAAAAAGAATCACTTTAGTGGATGTCAGCGTAAGTCTTGCCGAACTGGACATCAGTACCAAGAGGTACGTTCAACTTCACCTTGTCGTTAAGCTGAATTGCAGCCTTGTGCATAATAGCTTCTACATTGCTTTCCTCTCCTTCTTTGACTAGAGCAATAATCTCATCGTGGAATTGACCCACGCACTTGATACCTTTGTCACGGCACAAGCTAACCCAAGTATCAAAACAGTATACACCTGTACTCTGGTTCAAAGTGCTGAACCTGTCCTTGTCACTACGTAAGCTATGCCAGAAGCCTGACACTGGATTAAGTATCCACATAGACCCAAACAGTTCTCTTGTACGGGCTGTGCTTGCAACCTTCTCAATGGACCAGTTACGGCTCCAGAAAGCATCAAGCAGGGTCTTAGCCTCAGACTGTGACATACCCGTCTCACGGGCCAGCTTAGGTGCTCCTACGCCATATGTGGCACTGTAGTTCACTACCTTGTAGTTCTTACGTAGTGCTTTCAGTGATCGTTCCCCTGAGTTGTGCTTGTCAATGTCATCTTGATTGATAACGCCAGCGTGTAGTGCCAAGTCCAAGTGTGGGTCAAAGCCTTCTCTACTCATCTCCTCTACATACTTAGGGTCCAATGGCTTCATGTAGTGCCGTTTGGTAGTGTCCTCCAAAGAGGTCATGTCAGCACCAGCTAGTGTGTAACCATCAGGGCAGGTAAGACAGCCACGGATAACGTCACCATAAGGCTTATCTACAGATGGTAGATTGACCAGAGGCTTGAAGTGCTTGAACCTGAACGTATTGGTAAGACCAGCTACACCAGCCTGTAACCAACCATCTTTGTGGCACTCTAAAAAGCTCTTTAGAATACCTGCACGATGAGTGAGGACCGTAAGGCCATCAAGTAGATCAACAGAAGGGTTCCCAGAAATGAGATCAGTAACACTACCACAAAGCTCACCATCCTTACGAACTTGTTCAATCTTTCGTTCCTCTCCAGTTTTCTTGTCACGCAAGAATTTCCATGTGCGTGGTTTCCAACCTAAGCTGTACAACCAATCTTTAACCTGATCGTTAGAGTTGGGGTTACCCCGTTCCTCACCAGTCACCACAGTCATTGTCTTTGCGGAGATTGGCATCTTATTCTCCGCACATAATGCGGTCCACTTCTCCCCGTGAGACGACAGTGTGCCATCTTTCTTGTGCATCACCTTTGGTTGTGTAGCTACACGAGTAAGGATTTTACGTGGCATAGCTTCTGCTAGTTGCTCTACCTTCTCCTCTTTCATAGCTACAATCTTGTCGTAGGCTTCCTGAGCTTTATCAACGTCCAGTTTCCACTGCATCTCCTCCTGCTCTCTTGCACAGTCTAGTTTGAAGGACAGGTAGTCTATCAGCTTCCACTTTGAATCTGGGTCTTGATACAATTTGTTAAGTTTAAGCTCTAGGTCACGCCACAGACGGTTGTTGATCTTAACGTCCTCATCGCACCTGTGAGCATACTCTTCTGGCGTCAGGGTGTTCCAGTCCTTAATGACAGGCTTGGGTACTCCATAGTCCTCTCCGTAGCCCTCAAGGCCATGCTTAGGCCGTTCATGGTTGAGATACCAAGATAGACCAAGAGTGTCCACTAAACGTGCTGTAACTTTGATGTCTAGCACACGTTCTATTGCAGGTATGTCGAAGCGGATGATGTTGTGTCCAACTAGAGTTTCACTGTTGAGCAACACATACCGCATCTCATCATAATCATGGGTATGCTTAACTTCACCCATGTCATTAGACCAAGACAAGACATGAATCTTGGTCAACTCATCTAATAGACCGTCCGTTTCAATGTCGAATACTGTTGACACTATTGTACCTCCATAAGTGTAAATGTTTCTGTGTTGAACCGCATCATCCCTGCGTTGCCTTCTTCAGAGCATGGTCGGTTCTTCTCAATGGTTAGGTACGTAGTGTTGCGTTCCTGTAGGTCATCAGCTTCCTTGTCACGTTTAAGGTCAATGATAACAGACGCACGTTGTCCAATCATGCGGCAGTATTTCATCTGCCCATCATCGTTAGTGTGTGCGATTGTCACAATACCTACATTCAACTCAGCAGACAGCTTAGAGAGACGTACTGACAAGTCAGCCAACATCTGTTCTTTGCTTTCCTCTGACGAACCTACAAGGACATCTTGGATAGGCTCGAAGAACACAAACTTAACGCCACAAGCTACAGCAAAGTAACGTATCTGGTCGATTAGATCGTCAGCACCTTGTCCGTCACTCATGTAGAACTGATAGAAGTTCTCTTTCTCTGTCAGCTTACCGATAGCCTCTACCACTTGGTCTTCTGCACCTTTCTCTTCAATCAAGTCACGGCGGGTCAGGTTGTCGTTACATTCGTATGACACAAGCCCTAGCAAAGACCGTAGCTTAGTCTCTTCCAAGTGCCATGCTGCAATAGGAACATCCCGCTGCAACATATTGTACTCCAAGAACCGCATGATCTCAGTCTTTCCGATGCCTGTCGGAGCCTTAATCACCGTGAAGTGACCTTGCATCAAACCCAAGATTTTATCGTCTAGGGCTTGGATACCTGTCGGCACATACTGATGCTCAGGCGTATCCTTATACAGCGACAAGAAGTCCTGAGTGCTATTCATTACGTTCTCAGGTGTGAACTTACGTGCGTTCCACCATGCACCTTTGAAATCAGCAGCCTTACCAGCCTGTAGGAAATCGTTAGCGTCCTTGTAGGGTCGGTGGTCAACACGATAGACCTTGTTAGGAAACAGCTTAGCCACACGATCAGCAAGAGCATTACCTGCATCATCGTTATCCACAGACAGGATGATCTTCTCAAAGCTGTTGAGCCAATCAGCACAGTTCTCCCATAGCTTCTTAGATGGCGTAGCTGATGGTAGAGACACTACAGGGTTAGTGTAGCTGCTCTTGAGCATTTGAGCCACGGACATGGCATCTAGTTCACCCTCCGTGATA